TAAATTAATTTTATTATTGACTTATGAATAAAAATAAAGTATAATAGAAATTAACCGAAACGAATTTATAGGAATTTATAATGGCAAAAGTGAAACCAAAGGATAGACCCCATTACGTGAACAACGCGCAGTTCTCACAAGCGGTGGTTGATTATGTTACTATACTAAATGAAGCACGCGATAAAAAGGCAAACCAACTTCCGAAGGTTCCTGACTATATCGCTTCGTGCTTTCTAAAAATATGTGAGGGACTTTCTCATAAAGCAAACTTCGTAAGATATACCTATCGTGAAGAAATGGTAATGGATGCAGTAGAGAACTGTCTTAAAGCAATCGAGAACTACAACCTAGAAGCAGCGACCCGTACAGGTAGACCAAATGCGTTTGCTTACTTTACACAAATATCTTGGTATGCTTTCCTACGCAGAATAGCAAAGGAAAAGAAACAACAAGATATTAAGATGAAGTATATTAATCAATCTGGTATAGAAAACTTTCTTGACAATGAACTTGGTGATGCTCAGAGTGCTACAGTGGCACAGGCATTCGTAGACCAACTTCGTATTCGTATAGATGAGGTTAAACTAAAAGATAGTGAGTGGAAAGAGGTTGTAAAAAAACAACGAAAAAGACGTACGGTTAAAGTTGATAGTGACCTATCGGGATTTATTAATGATTGATAACTTTGTATATCACGGTAAATCTCTAGACATTATGGATTGGAACTTACACAATCTTGGTGACGCAGAAACAAGGCGATTACACAAAGACAATATAACCTATAATGAATGGTTAGATATACAGAGGGAACTTCTTGTAAAAGAGATTACAAATATGACTGAATATAATACTTGACTTTTTAGTTGTAGTAGTATATACTAAAGGTTATATGAGAAAGGCAGACTAATGAAAATAGCAATACTGAATGATACCCATGCGGGTATTCGTAACTCCTCGGACATCTTTATGGATTACCAAGAGAAGTTCTATCGAGATGTATTCTTCCCTTACCTAAGAGAAAATGGTATCACTCAAATACTTCACCTTGGCGACTACTACGATAATCGTAAGACCGTCAACTTCAAGGCACTGGGTCATAATCGTAAAATCTTCCTAGAGAAACTTCGTGAGTATGGCATTACGATGGATATTATTCCTGGCAATCATGATGTTTATTACAAGAATACAAATGAGTTGAATGCTCTGAAAGAACTTCAGGGTCACTATATGAATGAAGTTAATCTTGTTATGGAACCAACCGTAATAAACTATGATGGGTTGAAGATGGGACTTGTCCCTTGGATATGTAAAGAGAATGAAGAACAGTGCCTTGACTTTATTGCTAATTGTAAGGCAGACTTCATTGGTGCTCATTTAGAACTACAAGGGTTTGATATGCAGAGGGGTATGCCTTGTCACGATGGTATGTCTCCTACACTTTTCTCTAGATTTGAGACTGTATTATCAGGTCACTTTCACGCTAAATCTCATATGGGTAACGTACACTATCTTGGTTCGCAGATGGAGTTCTTCTGGAATGATTGTAATGATGCGAAGTATTTTCATATCCTTGATACTGAAACAAGAGAACTAACTGCTGTTCGTAATCCCGTAACAATCTTTGAGAAAATATATTATGATCACGAAAAGATAAACAAGTTTCAAGACCTGTCTCACCTCGACGAGAAGTTTGTAAAACTAGTTGTTGTAAACAAGGGTGATGCCTATGAGTTCGAAAGGTTCGTAGATAGAGTACAGGCACAGAAGATACACGAACTCAAGATACAAGAAGACTTCTCAGACTTTATTGGTGAGAATGTAGATGACGCAAAGGTTTCTGTAGAGGATACTGAACAGATTGTATATGATTATATCGACGCTGTTAATACCGACCTCGACAAGGGTAGGATAAAGAAAGAGATTTCTGATTTAATGAAAGAAGCACAAAGTATGGAAATAGTTTAATTTTCTACTTGACTTATTCAGTCGAATATACTATAATATAATTTGTAAAGGACTTATATGATTTATTTTGAGAAACTACGTTTTAAAAACTTCCTGTCTACAGGTAATAACTTCACCGAAGTTGAGTTTGAGAAAACACCTACTACATTAGTTGTAGGGCAAAATGGAGCAGGTAAGTCTACTATGCTAGATGCTTTATCGTTTGCTATATTCGGTAAACCTCATAGAAAAATCTCTAAGACGCAACTCGTAAACTCAATCAATGGTAAAGGTACTATTGTAGAGGTAGAGTTTCGCATCGGTTCATCTAACTATAAAGTTGTCCGTGGTATCAGACCTAATAAGTTTGAGATATGGGTCAACGGTAATATGGTGAATCAAAATTCTCATGCGCGTGAATATCAACAGATGCTTGAGAATAATATTATCAAGTTGAACCACAAGTCCTTTCATCAAATAGTGGTTCTTGGGTCTTCATCCTTCGTTCCGTTCATGCAACTCTCAGGAGGAGCACGACGCGAAGTGATTGAAGACCTACTTGATATTAATGTTTTCAGTAAGATGAATGGTATCCTAAAGGAACAGACATCTATACTCAAAGATAAAATCAATAACAATGCACACGAAATCAATCTGGTCGATACTAAGATACTTGCTCAGAAGAAATATCTGCGTGACCTTACTACGATTACATCGGCACAGAAGAAAGAGAAACAGGATACTATCAATAATCTCCAAGAGGATATACGAGTATTGAATGAGTCTAACGGAAGTCTTACTTCTGAAATAACAACAAACCAACCTACTCTAAATGAAGAGTCCACCAAGGTATCGAAGGATATTACTGAACTTGATAAGTTTATGACCCAGTTTCGTACTCAACAAAAGAATGTTGTGAAACAGGCAAAGTTCTTTTCCGAGAATGATACCTGTCCTACTTGCGAACAGGATATAGATGCCGACACTAAACAACACCACCTATCCGAATGTAAGACCAAGGCAGGAACTATTAAAGATGCACTGGAGATGGGTGAGAAGAAACGCAATAGTCTTGACTTATTATTAGAACAAGTAAACACTAAGTTGAATGAAGTAAGAGAGTGGCAGAGTAAAGTAAATGCGAACACTCAAGAGATTGGTCGTATCAATACTAACATTACTCAACTACAGAATGAAATACAAGAGATAGAAAATAATACTGGTGACCTTACCGAAGCAAACGAGGGTCTAGAGAAACTAAGAATAGAGAAAGAGGGTTTACAAGAAGACAAGTTTAAACTCGCTGAACAAAACTCATACAATCGTGTCAACGCAGAACTACTGAAAGACACGGGTATAAAGACAAAGATTATAAGGCAGTACTTACCTGTTATCAATCAATTGACTAACAAGTATTTACAAATCCTTGACTTCTTTGTTCACTTTGACTTAGACGGAAGTTTTGCTGAGACTATCCGTTCAAGACATCGTGACGCATTCTCCTACGACTCATTCTCTGAGGGTGAGAAACAACGTATTGACTTGTCATTACTATTTACTTGGAGACAGATTGCTAAGATGAAAAACTCTGTAGCAACAAACCTTCTAATCCTTGATGAGACTTTTGACTCGTCATTAGATGAAGAGGGTATCGAGAACTTGATGAAAATTATTGGTACTGTCGCTGAAGACACTAACGTTTTTGTCATTTCACATAAGTCTGAATTAGAAGACGCTGCTTTTGAACGGAAGTTAGAATTTGTAAAAGAAAAAAACTTCTCTAAGTTGAAAAAAAGTGCTTGACTTATTCAGTCAAATGATATATTATAAGGTCTATACAAATAAGAAAGGTTTTCCAAATGAAACTAAATGACACAACTATTAATATTTTAAAGAACTATGCTACGATAAATCCTAACATAGTTATTGACAAGGGTACAGACATTAAAACTATTTCTGTTGCTCGTAACGTCTTATCAACTAGCGTGGTAAGTGAACCATTCCCTTTGAAGTTCGGTATCTATGATTTGAATGAATTTCTAAACGTAATTTCTCTGGTAGATGAACCGAGACTAAAATTCGAAAATGACTATGTGGTCATAGGCGATGCTACTGGACGTTCATCTGTTAAGTACTTCTTCTCTGACCCAGAGATGTTAACTTCTCCTGCAAACTCTATTAATATGCCTGAACCTGAAGTTAAGTTTATTCTCGATAGTGATACACTTAAGAAGGTGAAGCGTGCTGCTGCGGCACTCGGTCACGATGAGGTTGCTATCACACCTGACTCAGGTTCTATTAAATTATCTGTAGTAGATAGTAAAGACGATACGTCTAACGCATATGCTATTTCTGTAGAAGGCGAGTTTCCTGAGAACGTAAATTTTAAATTTATTATGAACGTAGGTAATATGAAAGTGGTAGGAGAAGATTACGATGTAGGCATCTCTTCTAAACTCATATCTAAGTTTAGCAGTAAGCAGTCCTCAACAGAATACTATATAGCATTAGAGAAAACATCAACATATGGAGAAGCATAAGATGTCTAAGAAAACAGAAACAAAACCAAAAGAAGACCACACAAGAATATATGAACTTGGTAATAGAGTATCACGTTCAACTGTAGCAGTAATTGATACTGTAGTACAACGCGGTGGTTTCAAAGGTGAAGAACTTTCTACCATTGGTCAACTCAGAGACCAAGCAGTTCAGATTATACAAATCTGTGAAGAGTATCAATCTGCTCAAGGTATTGACGATTAATCTCTTGACTAATTATTTGATATATAGTATAATAGGTATATATCGAAAGGAACATAAATGACAGACATAATTAGTATTGGTGGACGTAAATGGGAGAAGTCCCTTGGTGACGAGGGGCAAGTAGTTTATACTGCCATGTTTATTGAGAAGGATGAAGACGTGCTGGGTAAGTTCGTTGATGAATCCTCTTATGATATTCTAGTTGACCATGACGCAGACTTTTATCTTCCCGCTGAAATCGGATTAGATGGTAGTGGCGACACTTCTTTAAACGAATCAAGACTTGCGTTCAAGTTCCGTAAAAATGTTTTTACTGAAGAAGAACAAAGAGGTGCGTTTGAAGGTTTATACGGTGCGGCAGTTGAATCTAATAATCGTGGTCTCGCTGCTGGTCCAAAGACTGTTATGCAAGGTGCGCGTGAATGGGTAACGGCATTTCAACACGATATTCTTGAATATTATTCTAATGGTCAACCTGCTACATTCGGTGATGCTCTTAAAGATATTATTGAAAAACATAAAACAGTAAAAGATACAATGAGGGGTAAGGTTTGGTTACGGACTAAGGTCGAACCTGAGTTTGGTGATTATAAAACTTTCTTCCCTAATCTAATGGAACGTCTTGCTGAATTATCTGTTAAAGAAGCAAGAGAATATGCGACTAAGATAAAAGATACATTCATATCTGATACTAGATATGCTAGTCCTATCTGGTCTGGTATTGCTGGATTTTATGGTAGATATCCTCGTATCCCTTATGGAAGAGCAACTGCTTATACTGACCATAACAGAGAAGACTTTGAGAAGTGTTATCCTTTCGCCCGTAAACTTGATAGTGAAATGGCAAGGATGGTTCCTAATCGTTATGCTGCTCAGAAGAAGTTTGCTGACAGATTAGACAAACGTTTCTTAATTGGCGAAGATACTACATTCACTACGATTACTGTTAATACTACTCAGTCTGACCGTAATGCTAGGATGGCGTGTCATCGTGATGCTGGTTCTTTGAATGAGGGTTACTCTAACCTTACAGTGATTACTAAAGATGGTAAAGACTGGAAAGGTGGATACCTTGTTACTCCTGAAGTACGCGCTGCCATAAATGTTCGTCCTGGAGATTTACTTCTGATTGATAATATGAGAATTATACATGGTAATACTCCTATCGAAACTCCTGACTCCGGCGCAGAAAATATGCTTCGTATGTCTCTTGTATTCTACTTCCGTGAGGATATGGATATACTAGGTTCTCTTGAATATGAAAATTTACGTCGTCAGTTTGTAGATGATAGAAGACTAAACGAAAAGCATGAATTATGGAGACCATACTGGAATGGTGTTTCCCCTAGTATGTGGGACTCAGAAGAATGGTATATATATCTTGAGAAGAATGGAGGTATTGAAATGCGACAGCAATATCACCCTATTACTGAAGTCGCATCTTTAGAAGGATTTTTATAATGAGTATATTAGATACATATCAGATTTGTATTCCGTCTTACAAACGCCACGATACTGTAATGAACAAAACGTTAAAGGTTTTAGAGTCATATAACATAGACCCAAACAGAATTAAGGTATTTGTGAATGATCAAGAAGAAGGTGAGTATGATAATTATGTTCGTACACTTTCCTCAACAGAATACACTAAGAATATTGAAGTTGTAAAGGGTGTACCTACGATAGGTGCTCAGCGTAACTTTATTGAGAAGTGGTATCCCGAAGGTACATACGTAATGTCTTTTGATGATGATATCGAAGAGGTTCAAGTAAAAACTGGAGAGCAAACTCTCGGAAGAGTTGAAGACTTCGAGAAGGAAGTTATCGAAAGAGGATTCAAAGCATGTGAAGAAAATAATGCTAAGACCTTTGGTATCTACGCTGCAGCGAATGCCTACTTTATGAAGCACAGAACATATACAAAACTCTGTTATATTATTGCGAGTATGTATGGATTTATAGCAGACCATGACGAAGGACTCAACCGTGTAACTAATCACGGAGAAGATTATGAATATAGTATGAGACAATATCGTAAACACGGAGTTGTTATAAGACTAGATGATATTACTGTCAAGTCTAATTACTATAAAGAAGAAGGTGGATTACAAACGTTTAGAACCGAAGAAAATATCCGTAAGAGTATTGAATGGATTGCCGAAGAGTTTAATGAACTCTGTACAATGTATATCCGTAAATCTACTGGGCACGCTGAACTCAAACTAAGGGATTCAACTGGCGGTAAATATGCAAAATACGAAAAGAGTTTAGAAAACTTTTTTGCGTAAATGACAATATAACCTGTTAGCGTTTCCTTTCCGCGCAGGTTATATCTAGGGTGGGGTAACTTTTCCTTTCAGTTACCCCATCTTTTCTATTGACTTTTATACTAGAATATAGTATACTTAACTTATATTATTATGGAGAATTGAATGAGTAAAGAATTTCTATGGTGCGAAAAGTATCGCCCCAAGACTGTTGAGGATACTATCCTTGACCCCAAACTAAAAACTACCTTTCAGAAAATTGTTGAGACAGGCGAAATACCTAACATGCTTTTTACAGGTACAGCAGGTCTTGGTAAAACTACAGTAGCAAAAGCAATCTGTAATGAACTTGGTCTTGACTTTATAGTAGTGAACGGTTCTGAAGAAGGTAATATCGACACCCTTCGTGGTAAGATAAAACAGTTTGCTTCGTCAGTATCCCTGTCAGGTGGATACAAAGTTGTTATCCTAGATGAGGCAGACTATCTCAATCCACAATCTACTCAACCTGCCCTACGCGGTTTTATTGAAGAGTTCTCAACTAACTGTCGTTTCATACTAACTTGTAACTTCAAGAACCGTATTATTGAACCTCTCCATTCTCGATGTGGTGTCTATGAGTTTAACACTACTAAGAAACAAATGGCACAACTCTGTTATCAGTTTATGAAACGATTACAAACTATACTTGAAAAAGAAAATGTTGAATATAATAATGATGTACTTGGTGGTTTGATCATGAAGTATGCTCCTGATTGGAGACGCATACTCAATGAGGCACAACGTGGTAGTATCGGTGGTACAATTAACAGTAGTGTTTTGATTACAGATAACTCTCAATACTCAGACCTGTACAAACATGTAAAGGATAAGGACTTCAAGAAAATGCGTCAGTGGGTTGTCAATAATATGGATGTCGAACCTGCTTCTGTATTCCGTGGTATCTACGATAGTATGGAAGAGTATGTTGACCCTGCCTCTATACCTCAGTTAGTATTAATCCTTGCGGACTATCAACATAAGAATGCATTCGTAGCAGACCATGAACTTAATCTCGTTGCTTGCCTTACTGAGTGCATGGCGAACGTCAAATTTTTATAAATAGGAATTGATATGAGAATTATTGCTGGACCATGCCAACACGAATCGCTTGAACAAAGCATAAAGATTGCGAAAGAGTGTAAACGAGTATGCGATAAGTACGGATACGACTACTACTTTAAGTCTTCTTTTGATAAGGCAAACCGAACAAGTGAGGATGGTATCCGTGGTCTTGGTTTAAGAACAACTCTACTAGACTTCAAACAAATAAAGAAAGAACTCGATGTCAAGATGTTGACCGATGTTCATACTCCTAAACAGATAGACCAGATTATGGATTGGTTCTATGATGTAATAGATGTATTACAGATACCTGCGTTTTTATGCAGACAGACTGACCTGATACATCATGCTTGTTCTACTGACAAGATTGTAAATATAAAGAAAGGTCAGTTCCTTGCTCCTTGGGATGTAAAGGGAATACTCAGTAAAACTACAGAAGCAGAAGAAGTTTGGATTACTGAACGCGGTACTTCGTTTGGATACAATACTTTGGTAGTAGATTTCACAGGAGTTGATTGGATGTTGAAGAACCTTGATGTTCCTGTTGTATTAGATTGTACTCACTCGGTTCAAAAACCTGGAGGCAATGGCACAAGTAGTGGTGGTAATCGAGAGTTTGTTCCTGCCCTGTCACGTGCGGGTAGTGCGGTGGGTGTAGAAAACTTCTTTATTGAAGTACACGCAGACCCAGACAATGCCCCCAGTGATGGAGCGAATATGGTACGACTTACTAACTTCGAGAATATCATTCGCGGCATCAAAGAATGTAACTATACGAGTCCATATAATGAATCATGAACTTACCACTTGGGAAAAGATACTCGCAAGGGCATTAGATTATCACATAGGTAGGAATGACGACGACGAACCCAAGGTTCCAGTTCTTCCTATGAAACATTCACGAAAAGGTTTGTGGATGAGATTAGCATTACAAGGTGTCAACTGGATGACTTGTTTTTTTATTATAGCAGGAATTATTCACCATTGGTAAAAAAGGAACCAACATGATATACGCACCATTTATATTCCCGAACGAAGAAGACGCAATTTTACCTAAAAGTAAACGACATTTAAAAGGTGTTAACGAGACTTACGGAGAACATATGTTGAAAGCATTAGGGTATGCCTTTACCTTACAGAGATTAGTTCCCGCACTTATTATACACAGTATTATTCCTGCATTTTATACCTGTACCGCAAGTAATGCTATGAAGGGAATACTAGGAATACTAGAGGATAGATGTTGTTCTGATAATGAGGATGAACAACTAGAGTTTGATTTTGAAGAAGAATGGAGAGAGAAGGGCATATATAGATGACGCTGACTTATTGGGATAGAACGCATATGGACGTTGCGAAACTTTACGCAGAACGTTCACACGCACAACGCATACAAGTAGGTTGTATTATCGTAAAGGATAATCGTGTTCTATCAATCGGTATCAATGGTATGCCAAGTGGATGGGATAATAACTGCGAGACAAAGTATATACACGATTATGGAACACGAACTCCTGTGTACAAACTCAAAACGAAACCTGAAGTCCTTCACGCAGAGACAAATGCGATTGCTAAGATAGCGAGGTCAAGTGAGAGTTGTGAAGGGGCAACACTCTATACGACTTGCGCACCTTGTCTACATTGCGCAAAGATAATACATCAAGCAGGAATAACCAGAGTTATTTACGGGCATAAATATAAGTCTAACGAAGGGTTGACTTTTTTGGAAAAATGTAATATAATAGTAAATACAACTAATGAGGAAACACCAGATTATGAATCCCTTTGAATATGTAAACAGTATTAACTATACTAAAAAGAATATAATGGATACTCCTGAGAAGGAGAAGGGTTACAACCCATTTATGATAAATAGGTCTTTATCCTATTTTAATGATACCGTAATCCTTGCTAATGAAATGAACAAGTATCATCACCTAGATGGACGTCTGCAATATTCATTTCTTATAAATATAGTTAGGAAACGGAAACGTTTCTCTAAGTGGAATAAACCACAGAAACATAATGATATTGAAGTTGTGAAACAATACTATGGATACAGTAATGAAAAAGCAGAACAAGTACTCCCTTTGTTATCTCAACCTCAGTTATTGGAACTAAGGAAAAAGGTGAATAAAGGTGGAAGAAAGTAAACTAGTCTCATGGAGTCCTGCAAGTATGTTAGAGATTACTCTGGCAGAACCAGATGACTTCTTGAAAGTCTGTGAAACGCTAACGCGAATAGGAGTTGCTTCACGGAAAGAAAATAAACTATTTCAGTCTTGTCATATATTACATAAACAGGGGCGATACTATATCGTTCACTTCAAGGAGTTGTTTATGTTAGATGGAAAGAAATCAAATCTCGAAGAGACTGATATGCATCGTAGGAATACAATCGCGACCCTCCTTTCGGATTGGGGTCTTCTCCAAATACAGAACAAAGAACAGGTCAAGGATTGTGCACCTCTACGTCAAATAAAAATAATAGGATATAAAGATAAAGCAAATTGGGAACTCTGTCCGAAATATAATATCGGTAATAATAAAAAGAGTTCCTAACTATATTATGTTTGTTATTAAAACAATAAGAAAAGAAAGGCAATAATATGAAAACACTTTTAAAAATAGGAGTAGTACTCCCAATGGTATTCTTTGCGTCAGACGCAAGCGCCATTGATTACGATTACCTACAGAACGACTTTATATTTAAGAAGGGTGATACCAAACTTAGATATAGACAGTTCTTTGATAAAGACCAAGGACATCTTCAACTTGAGAAGAAGGTCGGGGATATATCATACGCATATCGTGTAACACAAAAAGACGGTGAACTTGCAGAGAATAGAATCAGAGTTACTCATAAGGGTGGCGACTGGCATGGGTTCTTTGTGAAACCAAGATTTGAGTATCGTATGCTAGAGAATAACGAAGACTATCTTCGTATCATTCCTATCGTAGGATATAAAACAGGATACAAAAAGTTATCCGTATACGCACTTGCCGCACCAATGATTGCCGTTTATGGTAAACCAGAAGGTGAGAATGGTAAGATGTATACAACTCAGTATGATGCAGGGTTTGATTACAAACTCACAAAAGGCATTACTACAGGGTTATATGTCAGAAGAAAGACTGACGATTCCAACTGGAGGAAGAAATCTGAATTTATTTCAACGAAAATAACATTTAATTTCTAATCACCCCTTTACATTTGAAAAAAAGTACTTATATATAGTAGTGAAGATGCCGAGTTGTCGGGTCTTCACTCATCTTGCTAACTAACATAGGAGATAAAAGCGACATGACAAATCTAAAAATTGGAAAAACACTTTTCCCCCGTTCAGCATTTATTGGTTTTGACCATATGTTTAACGAACTAGAATACGCAACTAAACATGCGAGTGACCACTATCCACCCCATAATATTATTAAGGTGTCGGATGAGGAGTACACAATAGAAGTAGCATGTGCAGGTTTTAGTGAGTCCGAACTAAATGTGGAACAGAAAGAAAGGTCGTTGACAGTTACTGGCAAACATGAATCAAAAGGTAGAGAAGTAATACATCGTGGTATATCCACTCGTGACTTCACTCGTAGGTTTAGGTTGTCAGAGTATGTTCAAGTAACAGGAGCATCTCTATCGGATGGTATACTTGCCATTGATATGAAAGTAGAAATCCCAAAGGAGAAGCAGTCTCGTAAAATCAAAATCGGTTAACACGAGGTAAACATATGTCATACGACATGAACACTCGCGCAGAAATGTACGCGAGTATGGTAGTAGTTTTTGCTATTACATTAGTTCCGCTAGTTGCATCATTCGGTGCAGGTGTCTGGAACATTCTTTAAATACGGGGGAGATGGTTACGCCATCTCTCTTTTTTTTACTTGACTTTTTGAATGCTTTCATATATAATATAAAGTGTTCATAGGAGAAAATATATAATGAGATTTTATACAGACGTCACGCGCTATGGTAATCAGATGCTCTATCGAGGTTACAAAAACGGTGAACGTATTAGAGAACGAGTTAAATTCAAACCCACACTATTTGTAAATGGTCAGTCTGAATGGCGAACCCTTGACAATAAACCAGTCGCCCCCATGCAGTTTGACTCGATGAAAGACGCGACTGAATTTATTAAACAATACCAACATATCCCTACAGTAAAAACATATGGTACAACAAACTATATGCATCAATTTATTACAGATAGGTTCCCCGAAGATATTACATTTAATCGTGACCAGATACATGTGACCACTATTGATATTGAAGTACAATCAGATGAAGGGTTCCCTGAACCTGATAAGGCAAACTTTCCTGTTATCTCTATCTGTACTAAATCCTCTAAGGAAAGTTTCTATCGCGTATGGGGTCTCGGTGAGTTTGCGCCGGAGCAGGATACTGTATATGTTAAATGTGAAAGCGAACTTCAACTCATAGATACCTTCCTAAAGTATTGGAATGGTCACGGAATGCCTGATGTTGTTACAGGTTGGAACATAAAAGGTTTTGATATCCCCTACCTTGTCAACAGAACGAGAAAGGTATTAGGAGAGGAATCAGTAAAAAAATGGTCTATATGGGGTCTAGTGTCATCTAGGGTCGTCCGTGGAAAGATGGGTATGAAAGACATAGACACTTACGACCTAGCAGGGATAGCACAGTTAGATTATTATGACTTGTTTCGTAAGTTTACTTTGAACACCCTTGGTCAACAAGAAAGTTATCGTCTTGATCATATCGCTAACGTTGTACTTGGTGAACGTAAACTTTCGTATGAGGAACATGGTAATCTACATACGCTCTATAAAAATGATCATCAAAAGTTTATTGAATATAATATCAAAGACGTTGAACTCGTTGATAAGTTAGAACAGAAACTAGGACTCATTACTCTTGCTATGACAATGTCATATCGTGGTGGTGTTAACTTCGAAGATTGCCTTGGTACTACAGGTATCTGGGACAGTATTATATATCGCCTCCTGAATAAACAGAAGATTGCGGTTCCCTATAAAGAAGAGAAACCTAAGAGCGACTATGCTGGGGGATATGTAAAAGAACCTAAGATAGGATTACATAACTGGGTTACTTCCTTTGACCTTAACTCTCTCTATCCTATGATTATCGTACAATATAATATGTCACCCGAAACAGTTATTAATGGTCTGGTTGATACAGATGTAGAACGTATGCTAAGAAAGAATACACCGACTGACCCTAACTATGCTCTTGCCCCAAGCGGAGTTCGTTTCTCTCGTGAGAAGGAAGGTGTTATTCCAAGTATCATTAGACAGTATTATGCCGAGCGTAAACTCATAAAGAGAGAAATGCTTGAAGCACAACAGGAGTATGAAAAGACTCCTACCAAGGCACTATCAAACAAGATAGCGACACTCAATAATTCTCAGATGAGTATCAAAATTCTTATGAACAGTTTGTATGGTGCGTTGGGTAATAGATGGTTCCGTTACTTTGACCAAAGGGTTGCGGAGTCCATCACACTTGCGGGTCAGTTGTCAATTAAATGGGCAGAACGTGCAGTCAACTTTGAAATGAATAGTCTACTTAAGACTGATGAAAAAGACTACGTTATTGCCATTGACACTGACTCGCTTTATATTAATATGGAAGACCTTGTAAATCAGTTCTCACCTAAAGACCCTGTGAAGTTTCTTGATAAGATATGTAGTGAACACTTTGAGAAAGTATTGGTCAAGTCATACAAAGACCTCGCTCATTATACTAACGCATTCAAGAACAGAATGGAGATGGGTCGTGAGGTTATTGCTGACCGTGCTATCTGGTGCGCCAAGAAAAGGTATATTCTAAATGTACATAACAACGAGGGTGTTCAGTATGCTGAACCTAAACTAAAGGTTATGGGTATCGAGGCAGTCAAGTCTTCTACTCCTATGGTTGTTCGCGACAAGATGAAAGAGATGTTTCATATTCTTGTGAAGGGTACAGAAGATGAGGTTCAGAAGTTTATTCGAACATTCCGTAATGACTTTAACCAACTACCTCCGGAAGATATATCATTCCCGCGTGGCGTATCTAATGTAACTAAATGGAGTGACCGTAAGACTATCTATAAAAAGGGTACTCCTATTCATGTACGTGGAGCATTACTATATAACAAGTCCACAAAGAATATAGCACGATATGAACAGATTAAGAATGGTGAGAAAATTAAATTCTGTTATCTCAAAACACCTAATCCTATCAAGGAGAACGTAATCTCTTATCCTCTTAACTTCCCTCGTGAACTTGCGCTAGGTAAATATATTGATTACGATAAAATGTTTGAGAAAACTTTTCTTCATCCTCTAGAACCTATCTTTGATGCGGTAGGTTGGAGTGCTGAACCTCAAGCACAATTAGATGCTTTTTTCTCTTGACTTATGAGTTAAAATATAGTATAATTGTACTATGAATTATTCGCTAACCATATTCAAGAATACTTTTGACAACAAGACGCATCGTGTCCAGAACTTTGACACATGGGCAGACTTCGAGTCACTATTGTATTCTCTATACAACAAGAAAGGAATCAAAGGTGGAAAAGAATCTAGTCCGCTTATCTCCCCTTCATTATATGAAGAGGGTACTACAAGGAGTAATCGTAATGTTCATTCTTGGGGTGGTTTTTG